CCGCGAGGTTGAGGGCCGTGAGGGACGCCGGAACGAGGATACCGCCCACGACACCCGTGTTGGTGCCGTAGCTGAAGATGCCGCCACCCGAGAGAACGCCAGTGGCTCCGGTCGTCGTGCAAACGAGTTCGCAGACGAGACGGAAGGGAGCGGTGGATCCGGTGACAGCGGTCGTCGCCTGGACAGCGGTCGTCGCAACGACGGTCGTACCGAGCTTCACCTTGATGGTGAGGTTCGGGGTCCCGGTGTTGCCAACGATGCCGTTGACCGTGAGGCGGAAGACCTTGCCCAGGGTGTTGAAGATGCCGGTGGTCGGCGTCAGCGAGCCGTACGAGATCGTTCCGGTAAGCAGGTTGGTCTCGGCGGTGGAGCTAGCAACCGCCGTTCCGCCGTACTGCTTGAAGAACGCGCCACCGGGGAGCGTGTCGTTGATGAGAGCGCGGGAGGACTGGGTGCCGATGCCGTAGAGGGCGTCAGCAGCCGAGGCTCCCGTGCAGGGGGTAAGGTCGAACGTGGTGTCATCGAGCGCCCAGCGGAGAAACCCGCCGGACCACAAACCGAGGCTCTGGACTTGACTCACTGTTTTCTCCTATGCCGCCTTGACAGATCGGAATGGCGGCTCTAGATTAGTGTTATGAAACAAAGACTGTGTTCCCGATGTGAAATCCCGCTTCCTCCGGAACGGAAACATGCGTACTGCCGAGGGTGCCTGAACGCCTGGATGAAAGAGCACCGAGCGAAGAATCCCGAGGCGGATAGGGAGCGCCAGCGTGCGTACCGTGCGGCGAATCCAGAGAAGGTTCGGGAATGGGAGCGTACGAAGTACGAGACCCACAAGGACGAGATCCGCCGTGCCTCGAAAGAAACGTACGAGCGCCTGAAGAAAGAGAACCCGGAGCTGCTGAGGCAGTGGAACCAGACGTCGTACGAGAGACGGAAGGCGAACTACAACGCGATGAAGCGCCAGTTCGCCAAGGACCATCCAGAGGAGGCTCGGGCGATGTGGAAGAGGAGGCGCGAGCGAGACTGGCAGTCCAGGCGTACCGTCGAGCATCGGCGCAGAGCGAACGAACTCGGGGCCTCTGGCAGCCACACCACGGCGGAATGGCGCCAGAGGCTCGAGGATTTCAATCATGCCTGCGCCTACTGCGGGAAGGCCGTTACCGGGCGCCAAGCTCACAAGGACCACATCATCGCCCTCTCGAGAGGTGGAACCAACGACGCGGCCAACCTGGCCGTCGCCTGTCGATCCTGTAACTCGCGGAAGGGGAATCGTGATCTTCATGAGTTCTTGGCCTGCATTCTCGCTGAGGGCTACTCGGTTCATCCCTTGGTTAGAGAGAGGACGGAATTGTCAAAGAACTGATCACTCCGCCCCTTCTGGGGTTTCTTTTGACAAATTGTTCACTGTTACCTATGTAGAAGAGTTCAGCACTTCCGAATCCACCGCTCGCTCCATAGACAGGAATCTTCGTATTCCCGGCCATGTTGAGGATCTGAGTCTCGAGAAGCGTTCCACGAGCCCAGTCCTTGACGTCAGTCAGGTCGATGCGGGTCTGGTCAGCGTGGATGGACGTCATCACGGTGATGCCGCCGATCGTCCGCTGCTTCTTGCGGTTGACGAGGTAATCGATCTCGGTGCCGCCGTCCGTGCCGCTCTGGTACTCGACCTCGGCGACCATCTGCTGGAGGTTGACCCAGCTCGTGTGCTGGGAGGGGTGCATGTACCAGATCCACTTACCGGTGTCGAACACCGTCGAGCCGAGGGCCTGTTCGACCTTCGTGAGAAGCGCCTGCGGGTGGGTCGGAGTGATGAGGGACGAGGCCGTGACCCCAGGCGTCCAGAGCTGCGGATAGGTCGCGCGGTTGAGCGTGAGCCAGGTTCCGGTCTGGGCCGTGGACTGGTGGTAGGCAAGGCCGAAGAGCGAGACCGGCGAGGCACCCGTCAGACCGTCGATGACGATCTTGTCGGTGCTCGTGGTGCCCGCCGGCCAGCCGCCAGAGGCCGTGAGGGTGTGGTTGACGGGGTCGGGGAAGGACGTGATGACGGCGCTGCCCCGGTTCGTCGCGAGAGTCGAGTTGTAGACCTGGACGGTCTGGTTGTAGCGCGAGCCGGTCTCAAAGAACGGCGTCGCCATCGTGATCGCGTTGACGCTGGGGCCGGAGAGGATCGTTCCGGTGACGCCGTTGCCGGCGCCCTGAAGAAGGATGTCCTTGTACGTCTTGAACTCGACCATCGCATCGACGAGCGCGCGCTGGACGGTGTTCGCGACCGACTTCTCCTTGGAGTTCGTCGCGTACTCGGTCTTCTTCGTGTACTCGATGGCGATCGACTGATCGAGAGGCGAGACCTGAGCCACCTCGTAGAAGGTGCCCGAGCCGCGTCCCTGGTCTCCACCGTCGAACGTCACCTGGCGGAACTTGCCGCCGGGCGCCATCGCGAGCGGGATCCTCATGTTTCGGGTTGACTGATCTTCCGAGACCACCTTCTCCATCATGGAGCAGAGGTGATCCTCGGCTTCGTACATCCCAGTGACGAGCGGCATTACCCTCTCGAGTTCGACCGCTACGATGTCACTGATAGACTGGGCGGTGCCTGCCATGTTCGTTGCTCCTTATCGGCTCCCGGCCGCGAGGCGCTCCTGTAGCTGAGCGAGCATTGCCTCGGGTGAGTAAGCCGGTTTGAACTTTGAGGTATCGACGGCCTTCGGCGGATTGGCTACCGACGAAGCTCCGGCGACGGCGATGTCCCGTGGGGCGGGGGCTGCGGCACGCGCCGTTTCGCGTCCCTTCTGGATGCTGCCGGCCGTAGAGAGAATCGGCTCGACAGCCTCGATGGCGCGCTTTTTCACGTATGCCTTGGCCTGATCCACCGCGAGACTTACGAGGTAATCGTGGTTTTCCTTGGACATCTGGCCGTTCTGAATCATCCGAGTGAAGTCCTTCACCCAGACGTTCTGCTTTGCCGTGACGTCTCCGTAGACGCCCTGGAAAGCCTGATTCGCCAGACGCTCGAGAACTTCCGGCTTGTCCTTGAGCTGGGGAACGAGCGCGCTGATCTCGGTCTTGAGACTGCCGCGCACGTTGTCGAAGGCCGTGTTGAGCACCGAGTTCTGGAACCCCGTCTGAGCCTGGGTGCGCTGGGCCATCTGCTGCCGGTTGAAATACTCCCGCTCCTGCCGAAGCTGATTCAGCTCGTTCTTGACGGACGGCGGTAGATCGGTCTGCCCGTTCGGAGTCTTACCCTTGTAAAGCTCGTTCCGGATGACCGCTACGGCTGCCTGGAGAATCTGTCCCTCCTCGTTGTCGCCGAGGGCCTGGGCGTTGGTCTCGACATCGTCGAGCACCCGCCACATGCCATCAGACAGGACGTTCGCCCGTTCGGAGCGAATCACATCCTCACCGAGGATCAGGGCACGGTCAGCATCGAACTGCTGCGCGAGCACCTGGAAGGACTGGGGGTCAAGCTGAGAGAGGTTCGTAAGAAGCTGGCGTGGATTGGTCCTGAAGTCTTCGTAGAGGTTCTGGGCGGCGTTGGCGAGATCGACGGTACGAAGGGCCGACTGCTGCGTCGGGAACAGCTCGTTCAGCTCACGAGCCCTGTCGGGCGTCATATTCGCGTCCTTGTAGACGCGGGCGTCGCGAACTCTCACTCCGGTTTCGTCGAGTGCGCGGTTGCGGAACCATGCCTTACGAAGACGAGGGTTGGAGTCGAGGGCCGCCTTCTCGATGTCCGTCAGGTCCCCGTAGCCACCCTCCTCGTCCACCTCGTCTTCGGTCGTCACCGAGGTCGCGGCGGCTGGTTCGGCGGTCGGGGTTTCCTTCGGGGTCGCGAGGGCGTCGATAGCCTGGGCGATGGCGTCGGCCTTGGCGGGTTCCGCTGCGGCCGGCGGGATCACGTTGGTACCGGGTGCCGGGGTGGTGGTCGCCGTGGGCGAGGGAGCGACGCTCGCGGGCGCCGTCGAGGCGTTCGCGATCATCGAGAGGTAATTGGCCGCCTGTCCCCCTACGTCCGACGCGTTGATCGTCGATGACGCGGAACCGCTCGTGGCCGGAGACGGCACAGAGGCCGTGGTTGGCGCCGAGGGAGCCGGGGCGGGTGCGGTCGGGGTTGCTACTGCCGTGTCTGCCACTTGGTTCTCCTATCCTGCCGATCAGGCTGTTTTACGTCGCGCCACGACGAGATCGGCGTCACAAATCACTAATGGACCCTGTTGGACATGTACCAGCCCGAAAGGGCTGCGTTAAGCGTTCCGCCTGGAGTGATGGAGGCCACGCTGATTCGAACCCAGTCGTTCCGTGGAATCGACCAGGCCGAGCCACCTCCTACCGCGCCGTCCGTCGCATTCGTGATCGTGGCTTCGGTGAACCACGGCCCGGTCGCGGTGGGTCCGGTCTGGATGAGGCACGAACTCGTCGTGTCCCCTCCGTCGCCGAAGACGTGGATGCGAACGGTGTCGCACGTCGAGATGTCGTAGGCACGACTCGTCGAGACCGCTGTGAAATCGTTCCAGTTCGACGTCACGGTCTGCCCCACCTGGAAGGTGGGGCTCGGCGGGGCCGTCGAAATGAGCATGTAGATCGCCATCTATCACCCTCCCATCTGTGGGTTGGACTGCATTGCGTTTTGCGGGATCGGAGCGGATCCGCCCATCGCCTGCGGGCCGGGACCCGGATCCTGCGGCGGACCACCCGGCCCCGGAGCGGGCATCGGGGGCGGCATCATGGCCTGCTTGTGGGCGAGGCCGTGGAGCCTGACGTTCATCCAGGCTCCCTGGTTCGTCATCTTCAACGCCTGGGCCTCTTCCTTCTCGAGCCATTCCTGGATCGTCTGGAAGTGGACCTCGTGGTCGTCGAAGTCCTGGTCGATCGGCACGCTCGGGACGAGCGTCGGCTGCGGGGGCGGCTGGATCACCTGGCCGGTCGCCGGATCCTGCATCGGCGGTTGGGCCACAAGCTGCTGCTGGGGCTCTGACCTCACGAGTTCCTGGATCTCCCGCCGCTGCTGCTCTCGAGCCGACTCGCCGGGGATCTGAAGGCCGGTGAGCCCCAGGACCCCTTTGATCACCTGCATGTTCTCGGGGCTCGTCCCGATGCCGTTGAGGTACTGATTCGGCGACTGGAGGAGGCCCTCGTAGACCGTCCGCTTGTCGCCCATCGTCATCGGGTAGGTCTCGTCCGCCTCGGGGAAGACGAGGAACCGACCCTCGAGATCCGTCATCTTGATCGTGACGTTCTTGAATCCACCCTCGACGGGCTTGGAGTAGGTGACATCCATCCCCAGGGGCTTGCGGGACTCGATGAACGCCTCGACCGCGAGCTTCGCCATCCTCGCGTGAGCGTGTTTCATGGACCGCCAGGGGATCCCGAGGCGCCCGAGGGCCTGATCCCTCGCCATCCGGTAGCCGGTGGCGGTCTTGATGTCCTTGTCGCTCTGCCCCTGGATCGCCGGCAGCGCCCCGGTCATGCCCTCAGAGAGCGGCCCGAGGATCTCCTCGCGAAGGGCCGTGGTCGCCTCCGAGAGCGTTGGAACGCCCGTCTCCCAGAAGTGGGCACCCGCCGTGTCGCCGGAGTTGAGAGTGATCGGCTGGATCTGGGCGGGCTTGATCTTCTGCTGGTTGATGGCGTCCTGGGAGAAGAGCTTGATATCGGCGAAGGTCGTCCTGACCCCGTGACGCGCGGCGTCGATCTCGAGATTGATGAGGTCGTTCCCCGCGTCCTGGGCGTCGAGCATGATGTCGCCGATCGACTCGCGGACCTGGCCCTCGCCGGGGTACGCGTGGCAGACGACCCAGTCCTTGCTCATTGACCGCTGCCGGGTCTCGAGGAGGAGGTCCCCGCACGAGACCATCAGGCAGCCGTCGCCCGAGAAGAGCTTCAGGAACCGCTCCCTCTTGTCCTTGTCCTCGATCCTCCAGAAGGAGGAGGGGCGGAGCCACGTCCGGGTGAGGGTCAGGAGGTCGGCGTTGTCATCGGCCGAGGAGATGCCGACGTATGGCCCGCTCCGGCCCTTGATCATCAGCCGGACGTTCCTCTCCCACTCTTCCTCCGGCCCGTTGCCGTAGGTGTTCTTCCCGAGCTTGTCGGCCGCATCCGGGTACATGGCCTTGACCACCGAGCGCTCGACTTCGTCCCTCCAGATGAGGTACGGGAACTCGTCGATGTCCTTGCCATTAGGCGGGACGAAGAGGTTGAGACCTCCGACGACTTCCACCAGCTCGGCGCCATTCGGGACGTCCTTCGTCCCCATCGGCATGTCTACCGTCTGCGTCTCGCGCGGGCGGAAGGACATCGCGGACATCGGCTGCTGGCACATCGGGTTTTGGCATGTGGTTAGCGTATCCCCGTTGGGCTGGGGAGGGTTCCCCGGCGTCGTCGCCCCGCAGCCGGGACACTCGTAGCGGTCGGGTGCAACCTCGTGAGGGACGGGGAGAATGATCGGCTCGGGATGCGTCCCGAAGCGCTGGGCATCGACAACGTGCCGGACGTAGAGCCCGTAGATGCCGTCGTTGTAGAGGAGCCACGCCTCGGTCGCCTGCACCTCTTCCAGATGGTTCGTACGGCTGAACAGCTCCCAGATGGAGTTGGCTGCCGCTGCCGTCGCCTGGTCGTCAGAATTCTCGGCGCTCTCCGGGTAGAACCTCACTGTCGGAGGCGAACTCGAGAGGACGGCGATGAGCGATTGACCGCACCAGCGGTACTTGTTGAAGGTGTAGCCGGGATCGACCTCGTCACGCTCTTCGTCGGCTGGACGGGCGGTGCCAGCGGGACCAACTTGGATCCCCTCGAAGTCCCCGACCCGGCCGTTCCAGTAAATGTCCTGCTGCCCGGCCCAGTAGTAACGGCTCTTCCGCTTCTTCCGGATGTCGAGGCGGCGAGACCAAAGGGCCTGACGAGCGATCTTCTTCTGAAGGTCCAGAAGCTCCCGTTGGTCGTCGTCCGTCAGCGTCGGAGCACCGGGATTCGGGTCCGTAGACGTTGAGAGCGGCTTGCCGCCGAGGTTCTCGGGGACAACCTTCCCAGGCTCGTCCTTGCCGCCGCCACTCAGCAGCGACACGAGTGCCGGAAGACTGTTCCCCAGGGCCTCCATCGGCATGTTCATCGGCATCAGTCGTTACCCCCGGCGTTTTTCCGCTCGAGAAGCGCTCGGGCAGCGCGACGATTCGTTCGCCAAAGGATCGGGGCGGTCAAGGGCTTCATGTTGTTCGCCGGGTTCTGGGCGACGAACCCCTTCTCGCCGAGCTGCTTCACTGCGTCCATCACGCGGGCCTCCGTACGACGCACCTCCCAGATGACGGCTACGAAGCCGACCACGACCGTCACCAGTAGGAGGGCGAGGATGTAGGTCATGCCTCCTCGCTGTATTCGCGCGCCCTGTCGAGCACGTACTGGACGTAGGAGATTTTGTTTCCCTCGATCGGTCGTCCCGCGTTGTAGGCGCTAAGCGCGAGTTCGATTTTCCCGTATTTCTTGACGAACTTGGCGAGGTGCCGGCAGCCGTAGTGCAGATTCCGCTCTGGCTCCCAAAGATCGGAGAGGAATGCCCCGGCGAATCCGTACTCGCGAGCCACGGAGCCCTGGACCTGGCACAACCCCCATCCGGTGAGCTGCCCGAGGACTTCCATTCCGTCCGGACAAGGGAAGATGCCCCGCACGCCGGTGACGCTGCACGGATGCCCATCGGGACCGACGAAATACTGCCATCCGACCTCGGGCCTGAACGCCTTCGGGTTTCCGTTTGACTCCCGCATCACGAGCCCGCCGACGATCGCTGACGGCAGGTCGGCCGCCCTCGCGGCAGTCTCGATCATGGCGCGGAGAGAAGGCAGGAACATCATTTCAGGATTACCTTCCAAAGACCGACGCCGCTGAGAATGGTGACGAGAGCGCAGAGCCAGCCGATGAGCGTTTTCATACCGTCAAGTTTCGCCAGGACGGTGTCAACCTTCCCGGTGACGGCATTTAGGTCACCACGAAGGCCGCTCTTCTCGTCTGGGCCGTGAAAGAGATTCTCCAACCGCCTCACCTTCTCTCCGAGTGCGTTCGTGTCACCGAACGCCTTATCGATCCGCGCTGACTGAATGGCGACGGCCTCCCGAAACCCGTCGACCTTCTCGCCGAGCTGCTCCGCAAGCGGGACACGAAGCTCCCACCGCGTAGCCGCCGTCTCGAGATCGTGCATGCGGCGACGCCCACGGACGAACTCGTCTTCGTGCTTCTCGAGCTTTTCGGCGAGCCACTCCACGCGAGCGCCGATTGGCGTTTCATCCACCACACGCGGGCTCCTTAGTCGTGCTCGATGCCAGATGAACTCTGGCCAGGAGAACGGACGGATGGGGCGCGGGTCGTCCTCCTCGTCCGGCAGTAGAAGACCGGAGGGGTCCATAGTTGCACCTCACGGTTTTCCCTCGAGAGCAGCATCGCGCTGCGCGCTCATTTTCCCGACCAGTTGCTCCAGATCCTCGATTTTCGAGTTGGCGATTGCAAGGTCCGATTTCAATGCCGTCATGTTGGAATTCACGAGAACGTGAATCTGATTAGCCTTCCGGCTATTGCTCACGCCAACGGCGGCAGCCACGGTGGCCGGCACGGCTGCGATCAAGGCGACGACGATGACATCGGTCATCGCTACCTCAAAACCGTGTTGTCATAAACGCGTCGGATTCCGACATAAACCAGCAGCGTGACGTTGATGACGTACGCGACCTTTTTGGGGAGAATCCGTTCGATTTGCGGGAAGACGGTCTGGAGGGTCTGAAACAGACCGTCGATGGTCAGGAGCCAAAGCGTCACGCTTCGCATCTTTGGCTTCACCTCGGCCCCTGCCATCGTCGTACCTTCCGGGATTACGGAGGCGAGTGATCCGGTACGCGGGGCGAGCGGGACGGCAACCAGCTCTCCCGGCTCCGCGATCTGATGAGCATCCGCAGCCGAGACCGGCGCCAAAACCGTGACCGGCGGGATTTGTTTCCCGCTGGCGGTGCTGGTCTCGGAGTGGATGTTGGCGCTCATGTCAGCTCTTCAGCCTGCCCACGATCCATTCGATGACGAGAATCAGGACGTAGAGAGAGAACCCCAGCCCACCGTAAGTACCAAGCGTGACGGCCCACGCGGGACCGTGAAACACGGCGAGGATGAGGACGGAAAGAACGAAGGCCACTAACGCTTCTACCATAACGTCCTACTTCTTCGCCGCCGCGACTTCGATCGCCTTCGCGAGGTCCAGCGCGATCGGGAACAGGGCCTCGGCAATGGCGATGTCTTTCGACAGGGTTGACTGATCGGGCGTAAAGGCAGCCTCCGTGTTTTTCACGGCATTGGCTCCTTTCGAAATCGAGTCAAGGATCTTCAGGATAAGAACAGCGTCCACGATCATTCTCCTTCTGTGGGATCCGGTTGTTTCGGGTCTTTGATGATGATCTGGTCCAGCTCGGCCTGGAGTTTCTGATCGGTGAGGCCGTGCTCGTCGAGAAGCCGGGCCATGGCCTCGGGATTGGCGACGCCGAGCGCTAGGAGCTTGTCCACGATGGCGACGCCAGTCGAGAAGAGCCCGCTCATGGCTTCACCGCCAGCGCCTTCAGAAGGCGCTTCGCTCGAGCCTTTTGGAGCGGGTACTTGCCGCCGCGCTTCTGGGCCGTGACCTCTTCTTGAACCGCGCCCTTCGCCACCTTCAGGGCGGCGTCCCGTTCGTTGCAGTACGGCTGTGGGCCGGCAGGGAGAGGGCTCCCGACATCCGGGCACGCCTCGCTGTACCGGGCGTTGTGATAGGCGAGCGTGTTCTCGTCGGTCGCGACGGCGGTCTTCGGATCGAAGAAAAGCCTACAGCCAGAAAGAAACGCCGTTCCGCCCAGTCCGAAAAGGAGGGTTACGACAAGAGTCGTGCGGCGAGCGGAACGGCGGTCCATGCCTTAGCTCTTCTTCAGCTTCTTGACGCCGGCTCCCGCGTCGCCACCGAACCCGGTTCCCTCGGGGACCGCCGCGCCAGGCTTGTCGGACTTCCCGAGTAGGAGCTTGATGATCGCGAAGGACTGGGAGAGGTGGGAATCGAGCTGGGAGAGAAGATCGTCCCGCGTTGCTACACCAGAGACCGGAGCATCCAGCTTCGCCTGGAGGTACGACTGCGCGATCGTTCCCGCCTCTTCCGGAGACCCAGCACTGGCGATGGCGTCGAGTACCTCACCGGCGAGGGCCGTGGGGTTGTAGCCGGGGTACTTGTTGAAAACCGCCAGGACAGTCGCCGGCTCGCCGGTCGCCTGAGCGTCGTGGGTATGAAGATACGTCATGTACTCGGAAACTCGAGGATCACTGATCGGGTTGATGGCACTCATTTCATTTCACCTTTCTGTACGTCCGGGTGTCCCGGAACGTGGTTCGTTGCTTACCAAGCTCGTCCGTTCCACTTGTAGATGTACGAGGCCCTCTCGTGCTCTTGGGCGCAGCCGAAGCCACACCCAACGAAGAAGGCCCCGAGAATGGTCGTGCCGATGAGAAGCCGACGCCGAAAGGTACCGCCCGTTGTAATGACCCGATACACCGCCCATCCCGACACGATGAACGCCGTAAGCACCGTCAGGTGCCATAGAGTCCATCCGGCGGCGTCGAGAAGGACTTCGGTCACGACGGTCCCATCCGCCACATGGCAGTTCCGTTCTCGCCGGTTGAGCCCCTGGTCAGCGTGAGGGGGTTGTTCGCGCCCGCGAAGGCGTGAACGACATCGCCATGGCCTTCGTACAGGTGCCATGCGACCTGCAATCCGGAATTGAACGGGGCGAGACTTCCGGTCCACGGATAGGCCCTCCCGGCGTTATAGACCGCCAGAACTTCTGCCGCCGATAGAGCACGGTCGAAGACCGCGCACATCGAGATGTAGCCGAAGTAGTTATTGGCATTCACTCCCTGCGTGAGCTTCGTGATGCCCATGCCGTTGAGCGACGTGTAGGCGCCAACGGAGTTTCCGGCGTCCACGCCGTCTATGTACGACCTGAGGGCGACGCCGTCGTCCGTGGTCGCGATGAGATGCCACCCGCTGTCGGTGGCCGGAAGGTTCGTCGTCGAGATCAGCACGCGGGTGCCGGCGAGAATGACGGTGAGCTTGTTCGCGTTGCCGCCGTCGCCGTAATACCACTGCGTGTCTGGCCCCGAGCCCGCGAACCAAAGCGGGCTGTAGTTACTGAGGCTAGGTCCGGTGAAGAAATACCACCCAATGAGCGAGGAGTTTGCGCCCAGGGTGATCGTCGAGCCGAGGACGAGCGCGTCTGTCTGCGCCGAGATGAGGACACTCGGGGCCGGGAGATCGGCCACGGCGAGCGGAGACGTGAAGGAGGAGATAACCTTTGTCATTTACGTCCTCACGCTGCGGTCCATGATCCCTGTCCTCCGCCAGCGAACCACACGACGCCGTTCGAATAGACCTGGATGAAGTCGCCCTGGGCATTCGAGGTCAGCGTGCCGCCTGCGCTCGAGACGGAGCCATCTATGCGGATGAGATCGGTCCCCGCCGCGTCGATGACCACCGTGTGGTTGTCGGCCACGTAGAAGCTGTACGCGAGCCCAGAAGCCACGGCCGGAAGCGAGAAGGTGATCGTCCCGGACGATCCGGTATTCGTGAAGAGCTTGCCCGAGTCTCCGGCGACGACCGGATAGCTCGCGGTCTTGGCCGAGGGAACGACCTTACCGAGGATGCCGCCCGCTGCGGTGAAGATGTGCGTCGTATTGTTGAAGCTGAAGTTCGCGTTGTCCTGGGCGAGCACTCCGCCCTGCGCGAAAATCACCGAGCCATCGGTGAATGTCGTTGACGTTCCCGGCCCAATGGTTCCGCCTCCACTGCCCCCGGCACCACCATCGAGTCGCACGGCCACCGTGTCTAGCTGTTGGGCGTAAGCCACGAGTCCTCCATCGGAAGTCTCTCGACGAGCTTGAGCGCGAATTCACGCTCACCCGTCATCGCTAGCGATTCGTAGGTTTCGAAGAGTGTACGGGCGGAGTTCTCGAATGCCCGTCGTACGCCAACGCGTCTCTGCCGCTCCGGGTCGATGATTTCGTTGACGAGCGGCATCTCGATCACTTTCTCCGCGCTCACGACTCGAATCCGAAGATGATGTTCATCAGGCTCTCCTAAGCCACACGCCGAGGCCGTCCACGGAAATCGATCGGTCGATCCTGGGCGGCATTGGCATATTTCTTCTGGGCCATCTGGTACTGAAGGGCGCGGAAGGTGGGGTCCTTGGCCGTGACGAAGTTCCTGATCTTCTCCTCCACGGGCTCGTCGATCTCGCGCGGTACCGACTTAATGCCGTAGCGGGCGGAATCGACTCCGTCGTCGCCGTCCACCTTGAGGTAGTCGTCCGGGTCATCAGGATCGATGACCATCTCGGGGAGCCTCTTGATGAGGTTGAAGCAGCGCGGATTGATCTTCCACTGTCCCTGCGTGAGGAGCTGGTGCATCAGCCGGGCACCGCCCTTGCGGTCATTGTCGGCGGGTACGGCGGCGGGAATCCCACTCTTGGCGAAGACCTCGTTCATCTCAATGGCGATCGTGCGGGGCGAGGTCTTCTTGGCGAAGGCGTCGGGGCCGAGGAAGACGGTTCGGATCTTCTCGTCACCCGTCAGCTCGACGATCCGCTGGGCGAGCTGGTAGGGCTCGAGGTTGTTGACGATGAGTTCGCGGTAGGTGTAGGTCACGCCGCTGACGTAGACGTGCCAGTGGATCGCCGCGTCGTGGGTGAAGCCCCAGTCTCCGCTGATCCAGCGATAGGCCCAGGGCGAGAACTCGAGGGTCTTGGGGTCGTAGGTGTCCTTGTCCTCGTGGAAGTTCTCGAAGTAGGCGCCAGAGATCGCGTCCCAGGAACCCTCGAGAAGCTGAGCCTTGAGCTTCTCGTTCATCGCGTTCAGGTTTTCGAGGTAGAAGGGGTCGTTCTCGAGAAGGTGATGGTTGTCGGTAGTCTTCGCCGGGATGAACGCGTAGTTCTCGGGCTTATAGGCCCGCACCGGCATACCAGCCGGAGGCTCTTTGGTTACAAAGAGAGCTTTACACCAACTTACTCCTCTCCCTTGAGGATTTGTGGCGGCCACCATATTCGGGTCCCGCCATTCGCTCTTGATGCTCGAGCGGTTACGGGTAGTGAGGAACTCCCACATCCGGTAATGAGGGAGGGTGTCCGTCACCTCGTCGATCGCGATGACCCCGTACTCGTCCGTCTTGTAGTCGAGAAGGGCCGTCTCGTTCTCAACATGCCCGAATCGGAGGGTGGACCCGTTGAAGAAGGTCGCCGTCTGGTGCTGGACGTTGAAGGTGAAAACCTTGTTGTCGGGGTTGCCGATCGTCGCCAAAAAGCGGTCCCGGATGATCTGCTGAAGGTCCGGATTGTTTTTACGGAGGAAGAGGGCCTTCCAGCCGGGCGTCGCTAGGCACTGGGCCACGACTTCCTGAACTAGAGTTACGGTTTTCCCTCCGCCCAAAGCGCCTCCGTAAAGCCTGTACCTGCAAGGGTTTGTGTGGAATTCGATCTGCTTCGGGAGGGGTTTGTACCAGGTCTGCCCAACCTGCACGGGCGCCTGTTTCGCTTGGCGGCTACGGGCGGACGCTCGCGGTTTCGCCATTCTGAGCGGCAAGGGGATCAGCTTTTCGACGAGCCCGCAAGAAAAGTCGGTGTTTTACCTGACAAACGCGTTTTCGGGGACTATATTCAACCTGATGACCAGGCAGGGCTTTCCCTTCGCGGTGGTATGGGGCCACCGTTCGGTCTCCCGCCCCGTGAACGTCCTGGAATCTCGTGTTGAGGGTGGCGGCGTCGCCGACCCCGTGCCCGCGTCAGAGGTAGGAACAACGCCTTTCGGCGCACCGCATGGACCGGGATGGAAGCCCTACACCAGCGCCCGGAATTTTCCTGACGGAGAGGCCAGCCCCATTCTTTTCTTGAGACTGCGAGTTCCGGCTGACGCCGGGCCGAGCTTCGTTCTCCCCGGATACCAAGCTCGAGCGGAAGGACCGTTCGGCGTTGCCGCCGAGTCCGAGACGATTCACGGCAGCAGCCTAAACCGATGATGCTACGATTTCAAGCGCGTCCGGGACGTTCACACATCGCCTCGGCGATGGTTCAGCGGCGCGGCCCCGGAGGTTTCGGCGACCTGACGGCGTCGGAGCTTCCGGGGCTTCCTTTTTTGAAGCCGAAACCCCCCGAAAGGAGAAAATGAGGCCCATGGAAGACTTCAAGGAATCCCCGATCGTAGGCGCGGACACGGCCCTGGCGAAGAAGAGCGGGGACGAGATCGACCTGGCGATCAAACGCATGGAGAAGCTCGCCGAGGGCATGTCCCGTTTCCGGACGGCCTTCGTCTCCCAGACCGTCCCCTCAGACTGGGCGGTTTTCGGCAAGCAAGCCTACCTGGAGGGCGACGGGGCGATGCGGGTGGCCCCCCTCCTCGGGCTCGACGTCTCGAATGTCCAGAAGACGAAGGAGTACGACGAGAAGACCGAGGTGACGTCCATCACCGTGACCCTCGACGCCTACTCCCGGACCCTCGATCTTCGACTCGAGGCCGTCTCGAGGAGCGCCAAGGACGACGAGGACTACCTGAAGGGGAAGAAGCCGAAGGCGGACATCGAGGACGTGCGGTCGGCCGCCTACACCCGTGCCCTCGCCACCGCCGTTCAGAAGCTCGCGGGGCTCGGTGGCCTTACCCCCGAGGAGCTGACCTCTCGGTACGGCATGA